GCTTCTCGCATGACGACACGCATCTTATCATGTCTCACAACTCTGCCCCATACGTGACTATCTACGAGATTGTCGGAGATACTTTCACACAAGTGGCATTCACTTCTCACATTGCAAGTAACGGGCTGGCTGCTGCTTACCACCCAACACTTGACATCTTTATCTCCTCTCACCAGGGTGCACCAAACGTTGTATGCTATCAGAAAGTTGGTAACACTTATGAACTTCTGAACACACCGTATGCACCGCCTCAGTCTGTTGGATATGGTTGCCGATTCTCTCCAGATGGAACACTCGCTGTAGTTGCTACAGGCGGTGGACCCACTGCTGTGCTGTATCGCTTCGATGAAAACGGATTCGGTGATAGATTCGCTGGAGATATTCCAATCGCAGGATACTCTGCGCGTACTGCGCTCCTTACAAACGATAACCAGTACTTGGTGGTAGGTCACTTGACAACTCCTTTCTGGAGCTACATTCAGGTCAACCCAACAGCTGGAACGTATGGTGCCAGTCTCCCAGTACCGACTCTGCCTAGCTACGGTATCTATGCTGACCTTTCGCCAGCAGGAGATATCCTGGCAATCGCACGATACGGTGCAGGATACTTGAGCATCTTCCGTTTGAACGGTGACACGATAACTTCAATTCCTTACGGATCTTCGCCTAACAACAACGGTGCAGGAGCAAACTTCTATCTCACCGTAGAGTAGGTGTTCCGCAGGAGCATGATATGAAACCAAAACTAAAATTAGCTCCAAATAGTAAGAGACTGTACAAGAGCAGCACTGTAGTATTGAGTACTGTTCTTGTTATGGTATCCCTACTTGAGATTGTGCAGCCATATTTGCAAATCCTGGCACCAGTGATCAGCGAGGACCTATTTCCTTGGATCAGTGCTGGCGTTGGTATAGCAATTGGTATTGGCCGCTACATTCAACAAGAATCCCTTAAAACTGAAGAGGATACAACTGATGCTGAATAAAATCCGCATTGTGATTTGCTCGGGGATGTTAGTCGTAGCGGTCAGCATGTCTTACCTATCGTACACTTTGATTGGCGATATCGGAAAACTTGAAGAAAGAAATCAAGAGCTGGTAACGAAACTAGATCAACGTAGGCAAGATATCAAACGGCTTGAAACGAGCTGCAAGATCGACAACGAAGTTTCTTTTGAGACCCTGGAAAAAGCTCAGGAACTATCTGAGAAGATGCCAGAGATTATGGAGAAGCTTGAGAAGATCGAGATTAAACAAAATGAGGTTCCTGCTAATGATCAGACAAAGGCTGAAAAGGCTAGTGCAACTCGGGCTATTGATCGTGCTGACGACGAGCTTATGGAGTTGCTCGATGAAGCCTATTGCACCGCAACCGGAAATAGTCCTTATTGTGCCGCCAGACAGCCTGTTGATTGAGCGGAAAATAGCTCGGGTTACAGATAGTACAAAGAAGGCTATTGCAAGAGGTTACATTCACAATACGCTCGAACTCGGAGTTGCCAACACACAGTTGAAGGGCATTAAAGAGTGGAAGCGTAGACAACTAGAACTGCATGGAGTTGATTCTAATGCCGAACACAACGGAAGAGAAGGGCTGGACCCACTTCATTGATTTTGCTTCTAAGTTTCTTTTGCCATTCATCTTGGCATTCATTACTTGGCAGCAGGCTCAAATGAGCAAAATCGATGATCGTGTTTACGTCTTGCAGCGCGACGCTGTAACAGAACAGAAGTTGCAAGCAGTTGAACAGCGGTTGACTACATACATGGACGTTAGAATCACAGACGTTGCAATGAAACAAGAGTTGACTAACAAGTATCTCGAAATGCTTTTGCAGTCAATGAAGGACCGTCAACCAGATAGATAAGGTAGTACCATGACAAGAACACAAGACCTAACCCTGATTGGGCTAGTATCCGCAATGTTCTTGACAAATCTGATATTGATAGGACTAATTGCTTCATACGCTGTGAAGGTTACTAATAATGACTACAGGTATGAACTCCTAAAGGAAGACTACACACGGTTAATCCATAGAGTGGAAATGAACCAAGATGTAGAGATAGGAAGGATTCAAGAGCAAATCCAAGGCCTCCAATTTATCATGGACAAGAGGTTCGGGTTTACTGGGACAACCGCTTCTCCAAAGAAAGGAGAAGACAAATAACTAGATCGGCCATTTGGCCAATATAAAGCCCCGGCACATTGCGTGCCGGGGCTTCTTTTTGCCTTACTGAATCAGGCTAAGGAAGACAGGACGTACTTCCTTGGCGGCGATCTTGTTCAGCTCACGCATGAAGCCCTGGAAGTCATCACCAGCTTCAATGGTCACTTCCTTACCAGAGTCCTTTTCGTACTCTTCGAGGGTATCCTGCACTGTCAGCTTCAGGATCTGATCGAACATACCCTTGTGAGGCTCCCCAAGCTTGCTCACGACACTTTGGACGCGAGAGGCGGTAAGGTATGGCAGAACGTCGTTGAGCACGTCCTGAACGCTCTCAGGAAGCGCTACGACCACACGCTCTTTACGAGCCTTGACTTCCGAGAAAGCCTTAGACTTGTTCTTGATGTAGACTCGCTTACCACTTCGAAGGAAAGCAGCCTCCACTGGCTCAATCACCAAGCCTTCAGCGATGTTGGTTCCTTCCTCTGTTCCTTGAGGAGACAGCTTGCTGGTGAACGTGTTGCTCAGAGCAAGGCACTCGTCCAAGGTATTGTAGAAACCGATGACTGGGGAGAACGGGATGCCCATTGCCATACACAAATCGATTGCGATGTCTTTCGGACAGATCGGGAACTCATCGTTATCGTCTGCGAAGTTCACGATATCGAACGCCACGAAACCACGCTGGTCTCCGTAGTTGACACGTCCTGGGACGCTTGGACCGAACAGCTCACCGTAGACGATCAGGGTCCCACTGAAGTTGCCCAGGCTGTACATTGCTGCAACCTTAGGGGCAATCTCATTGATCACGTCCTGGCAGGCAAAGAAGGTGCCGTCCACGAACCGGTTGCGAGAAGCTACCTTCACGTCCTTGCCGTCAGCATAGAATGCGAAGTTGGCACCGTCGACCTTCTCAGTCACCACCCACTTCCCAGTGATCTGCTCTTGGACTGCATTAATCAGTTTCCCGTTGTAGCTGTTCTCCAGTGAATTGAACTTACGAAACTCCATATTACTCTCCTTTGATCGGTAGGTGCCCAGTGGCACGTAGGAAACGGCTCAGCTGCTTGCGAATCTCCAATGCTTGATCTGGCGTGATGGAGAGCTTGGTCTGTTCGTCACCACAGACGGCACCGATATAGAGGCGATGCATATCATCTACTGCACGGAGCGTGGTGACGATGGAGTATCCATCACCAAAACTATCGGTGTAGCGCTTCTCCACACGTGGATTCTTTTGTACCTTAGCCATTGTCTTCCTCCTTCCATCCATTAATAAACATACCACGAAAATCGGGCAGTACGAAATTTGCACCATGTTCTGTAGACGCTAGCAGCTCGTCTAGTGCCTTGTAGAGCGCCGCATACTTCCCCCGGCATAGAGGTCCTGGCGGTGGGTTCTGCGGGAACAACAGGATCACATTGTCGTCATTTTTCTTGTTCATGTCAACCCCCTACCACCACAGGCAACGATAGTACTCACCGAACAGGCGGTGACCCTCTATGACTCTTGCCTCGTGCACTTCCATGTCAGCCTTGTAGCGGGCATACGCTTCTTCGTTGCTGCACAGGAACTCACAGCGCCTGGACCCTTCAGGTAGAGTTTCGTCCTCAACGAGCTTCATGTCTAGCTTGAAGTCGTAGGCACGGATATCTGGCTCTGGAGCATCGAAAGCGTAGAGCATCTTCTCCAGAATGTCTTGCCATTCCTTATCAGCTCCCTCTATGTCGCCCTCGGGATACTTGTTGGCAATCTTACTTGGGACTCCAAAGAAATCCTTCGTAGTCTTCACCTCAAGGAATTTCTTCAGGCCTGCGGCAATGATCGGACTCAGAGCGCAGTCCAAGCTCCACGTATCTCTGTAGCTAGCCTTCCAGCCACCTTTTGCACGTCTCATTATTGGTCACCTCCTATTTGGAAAGGAGCACAGGTTACACACTGCACGGCTTCAAGTCAAGCATAATTCTTCTTGACATATACTCTCTAAGTTAATATAATCTGTCTGGTTCCCAGACAATAGGTATAAATAATAGAGATACAAGAAAAGAAAGAAGCTTTTGTTCTACCTCGCTTCGCTCGGCAGAACACGTTCCTAGCGTAGCACGAATTTTCAGACGTGTCAAGCACTATTTTCAGTTGACAACGTGCCAGAGCTGTGAGACATTGGCACCACCAAACGAAAGGAGGACTTCACCATGCCATGTGCAACAGTACTACGAGACGCCATGCAACTCCGTGATGGACATTTCACTGAGGTGCAACACGCTCTCAACATCAACTTCACTCAAGGCAAGCAAGAGTCAGTCCAAGCTTTTCGTGCAAGGGTCTTGCATGCAATCGAGAATGAGGGTAAGATTCGTCACCTCGAAGACTTACTGAGGGATATGCTGTGAACCCAATCGATGCCAAGCGTCAGCCTTACTTCAAGCGAGGCGAGCGTGTGAAGGTCTACATCCCTGGGTGGCCTACTGGGCTTGGGGAGTACACTGTGCTAGATGTGAAGCAGGAGGTGACCTCAGGCATCTTTGTGTACCGGCTCTCAGATGGTCGCCAGCATGCAGATGGCACACCGATCTTCTGGAAGGAGCCAGTGCTGAAAAAGGTATATGACCTTTCAGAGTTCATCGGCTTTGCAGAACTCATGATTCACTACGGAGGAACGAAATATGTTTGACATTCACTTGGCATGGTCGCCAATCGAGTACGTGCTGGCCTACATCTTCACTGCGGTTTTCGTCGGTGTGTGCTAGTACTGGCGACTATACTCGTCTAAAGTGCTGATTGCGATTGTTGGAGTGATGTTGCTTCTGATCAACATGATGGCCTTCGACGTAGGCACACGCCAAGTTGACTTGCATCGTTCTCAGTTCAACACTGGCCCAGTGAAGATCGAGAATGTTGAAAAAGTTGAGGTAGAACGCTTGACACGTGACAAGGTTCGAGTACAATTCGAAGCTGAAATTCAAGAACGAAAGGAGGAGTATGAAGAGTGAAGAAAAGGCATTTGCCCTTGAGCGGGCAATTGATGCAGCTAATCTTGTAATGGAGGCTGGGTTTTCCCGTCAAGTATGGGAACAACTATTTGATGCTATTGATCTTGCTTATGAAGAAATGGAGGAAAACTAATGCGTAAGTTTCTAATTGGTGGTATGTTGGCAATGGCTCTGGCTCTCGTTGGTTGTGGCCGTGAAGTGGTGCCGCCAGCTGCAAAGGGTAAGATCCTTTCAGGCGATGGTTACTCGGTCGACGTGAAGGAAACTGGCAAGTACTGGCTCTACTGGTGGGAAGACATGGTGCTTCTCGATACCAGCACCAAAACCGTAGGTGAGACTGTCACCGTCAAGATGGCGGACGACTTGGACTTGACATTTCAAGTTCGATTTCGTACTCGGATTCATGGCGATGCCAAGGTCATCAACGCGATGTTCAACGATATTACCCATGAAGATTACTGGGTTACTTTGCCCACCGTCTATTCAGTATATGGTCGTGACGTTGTAACGAACGTTGCTCGTACTGTAGTCGGCAAGTATGAGACCAAGGACGTTTCGAAGAACTACGGCAACATCAACATTGAGCTGCAAGCCGCTCTGCGTAAAGCGATGGAAGGCAGTCCTCTAGAAGTGAGCAACGTGACTGTTGCGAATATTAGTTGGCCGAAGGTCATCACTGATGCTATTGAAGCCCGTTCGGAACGTGAGCTGGCAATCGAGACAGAAGCTAACTCCCAGGCTGTGAAGATGGTCGAGAAGAAGAACGAACTTGAGCTGGCCCAAGCTGACTACGAGATTCGGATGACCAAAGCACGTGCCATTCGTGACGAGAACAAGGTGACTGCTGAAGGCATGAACCCGATGCTGCTTGAGTACAAGCGTCTGGAGACCCTGGAAACTTTGGGCAAGGCTGGCAACAGCGTCATGATTCCGGTCGAAGGTCTGGTCAACCCAGCTATGCAGCTGAAGCTTCTTGGAAAATAATGCTTGACAGGGTGGCCACTGCTGTGATAGAGTGGCCTCATCAAATCAAAGGAGGAAAGCATGACAACTATCTCGGTAACACGTGCTCTTGCACAGATCAAATCCCTGGAAGGTCGCATCAGCGATGCAGTACAGAAACCGTTCATCAGCATCACTGTTGGCGGTAAGCCGATCAACGGTGTTCCAGTCCAGCAGGCCGAGACAGACATGCGTGGCAACCTCCAGTCCGTAAAAGACCTGATTGCTCAGCGGAATAGCATCAAAGCTGCTGTGGTCAAAAGCAACGCAGTGACCAGCGTTATCATCGCTAACAAAGCGATGACTGTTGCAGAAGCTATCGAGCGCAAGAGCGGTATCCGCTTTGAGCAAGCTCTGCTAGAAAACCTACGTCGCCAGCATGGTCTGACCATCCAGCACGTGGACCGCACCAACAAAGAAGTTCAGACCCGTCTGGACGCCCTGGTAACCCAGGCTGTTGGCAAAGACCGTAAGGTCGATGAAGCGGAAATCGAGGCAATCGCTAAGCCGTTCCGTAGCCAGAACGAAGCAACACTGGTGAATCCAAATGGCCTGGAGACTCAGATCAAGGCGCTTCAAGATGAAATCGATGCCTTCCTTCTGGAAGTCGACTACGCTCTGAGCGAGGTTAACGCCACAACTCAGATCGAAGTCTAACAAGTTTGACCTGTACCAGCGTGTTGTCTTAACTAGCTTAGGCCGAGTGAGAGCCTTAATCTCACTACCTTCTATTGGATGAAGCCAAAATCGTAGCCCGTAAGGGCATTCTTAAATGAAACGATCAAAGCTCAACGCTCAGAGGGTAAAGCTGAAAGTTTAACGACTAAACAGCCAAAGTTGAACCCGTAAAGCCAAGCGCTCCTGAAATCCTAGATTCATGGTGTGTGGTGCTAAGCTATCGACCCTCGACAACCCACTAGGCTGCTGACTACAGGTCGCCCTACTCTGAAGCCCGCCTCGTGCGGGCTTTCTTTTGCTTGACAGAAAGTGAAAACAGGTGTAAGGTGTTCGCTTCGCTCACAGGAGGATTTATGGATTTCAATGGCTTCGCACAAGAGCTGTCCCGTAGGACTGGCCGAAACGTGCACATGTGGCAGGACCGTATGACCAATCTGGTGTACGTGGAGATTGAAGGCTCTACGCCACGAGAGGTATACTCTATCAACCTTTATGACATGACTTGGACGGTGGTATATGGGCACTGAGTTCGTGAAGCGTAACCCTGTAAGCAAGTTCAATCGGCTTATCAACAAGCCTCGCGTCGAGCGAGATAAGACGAAATACCGGCGCAAAGAGAAGCACAAGGGAGGCAACGAATGTCGTTAGCTGAAGACCGGCTAGACCAGCTAGAAGAGAAGTATGGTCTAGACCTATCGAAGTATGGTAAGTGTCAGTGCCCAAAATGCGCTGAAAGAGGGGAGGACAATAGCAAAGACAACCTGATGGTCTATGGGATGGACAAGGAAGGTCTACGCAAAGGAGCCTACTGCTGGGCATGCAACTTCAAGATTCCCAGTGCTGTGTGGCTCGAAGAGAATGGTGATTTCAAAGAGGAGGACTACGAGATTATGGGAGCATTGTTCAATGAGACAGTACACGAGGCCCTGAAAGAACGAACATCAGTCGACCCAAACGGATACCGGGGCCTACGCAAGGACGTCACAGCTTATTTTGGTGTAAGACACGAGTTCGATACAACCTCTGGTGCAATCACTTCGCAGTATTATCCGACGACCACTGACTCAGAGCTAACTGGGTACAAGCGTCGGATCATTCCGAAAGACTTCTCCAAACCACTAGGCGAAACTGGAAAGGACTGCGACCTCTTCGGGCAGCATCGTTTCATGCACAGCCAAGGAAAATACGTGCTGTTGGTTGGTGGCGAGCTGGATCAGTTGTCAGCCTTCCAGATGATGAAAGACTACAACCTGGGGCGTGGTGGTGAGTATGAGCCAATTCCTGTGGTGTCGGCTACAGTGGGCGAGAGTGGCACGTTCAAGCAAGTGCAAAAGCACTACGACTGGTTCAACCGCTTTGAGCGCGTGATCATCTGCATGGATAACGACAAGGCTGGCGTCAAGGCGGCTGAAGCGATTGCCAAGGTGTTGCCAAAAGGCAAAGCGTTCATTATGAACATGGGCCTGAAGGACCCTAACAGCTATATCTTCGACAAGGATACAGGCAAGGCAATCAACCGGCAGAAAGAGTTCATCGCTGCATTTTATCAAGCCCGTCCGTACACGCCGTCTGGTGTTGTTGGTTCCGGTAGTCTGATGGATCTGATGAAGGCAGCAGCTGTAGTGCCTAAGATTCCGCTTCCACCGTTCATGCACAAAGTACAGGACCTGATGGCTGGTGGTATCCCTCTCAAGGTCATTGTGAACCTGGGTAGTGCCTCTGGTACTGGTAAGTCGACCATCGCTGACGAATGTGTGTACCACTGGGTGTTCAATAGCCCTCACAAGGTGGGTGTGGTGACGCTGGAGAGCGATTGTGCTCAGTACGGTATGAAGATGCTGTCTCGACACATTGGACGCAAGCTGGACCTTATTGCGGACCCTCTAGAGAAGCTGGCAGTGTTGTCCTCTCCAGAGGTCGAAGCAGCACAGCAGGAGTTGTTCTACAACAAGGACGGCACACACCGCTGGCACTTGGTTGAAGAGCGTGATGGTGGTATCGAGAACCTGAAAGAGCTGATCATGAGTTTGATCATCGCCTGCGATTGCAAGGTACTGATCCTCGACCCACTTCAGGATATCTTGGACGGTATGAGCAACGAAGAACAGTCTGTCTTCATGCGGTGGATGAAAGGGATGGTGAAGAGCCACGATGTTACCTTCATCAACATCAACCACGTTCGTAAGAGCGCGACTGGTGGTAAGGCTAACTCGACTGGTGCGGATCTGCACGAAGAAGACTTCCAGGGTAGCTCGTCTATCTTCAAGTCTGCTGCATGCAACCTGCTGTTCACCCGTAACAAGGAAGCTGAGCACGAGCTGGAGCGGAACACGACAGTCATGAAGATGACCAAGTGCCGCTGGACTGGCCTGACTTCGCCTGCTGCTGGCAAGTACTACTACGAGAACAGTACTCACCGGATGCATGACCTCAACGACTACATCAGCCACAACCCTGTGCTGGCTGCTGAGTACGAAGAGTGGCAAGCAGCACAAGAAGCGGCTTGACGGGAGCCTCGCAGCTGCCATATAATTGACACTTCACAGACGGAGGATTTATGGAAGGTATTGTTGACTTGGTGTGGGACTGCGAGGCAAACAACCTGCTCAATGCGGAGACCATCGATTACACTCAGGTGCCCTACAAGCTGAAGCCCAACTTCAAGCTTCACTGCATCGTGACTGACTTCTACACACCGGATGGTTTGCACCATCTGATCGCGTTCTATGATGGTCCGAAGATTGAGTTGGATGGTCGCCCGTACCCAGCAGAGATTGAAGGTTTCACCTCTGACCTGATCGACTACGATCCGATTGAGTACACGCACTTGCCTCTGTCAGCCTTTCCAAGGTTTGTCAAGCGTCTTCCGAAAGGAAGCAAAGTGCGTGGGCACAACATCATCAACTTCGACTTGCTTCTGACCAAGCTGTGGTTTGACCTAGACTACGAAGTCGAGACGGATATGGCAATGGACGCTCCGCTTGGTTGTGATACTTGGGCAGGTGTTCCGGTGGAGTTCGATGATACATTGGTGCGGGCGAAGACGCTCAACCCTGACCGTAAGGAAGGTCAGTCATTGGAGGCTCTGGCCAAAGGTTTGTCGGAAGAGAAATATTCATTCCGCAAGGACATTCCGGTGTTCAAGCGGTTCGAGTACTTCGGTCCTGATATGCTGTACTACAACTTCAAGGACTGTGCTGCCAACCGTCAAGTGGTTGAGAAAAAGCTCAACGTGGAAATGACGCTGCATGGCTGGAATGACCGCTGGAACCCAGCCATCAAGCTGGAGAAGGCTGTCGCTGAGTTGATCACACGCCAGGAGCACCGTGGCTTCAAGTTCGATATGACACAGGCTGAGAAGAATATCGCAGAGTTGGATATTCTGATGGCAGAGCGGAAAGAGAAGATCGAGAAGATCATCCCTGACCGTCCAGCTACGAAGTCGTTCATGTCGGATTACACGCCACCAAAGATCCAGTTCAAGAAGAACGGGGAGCCAGCCGCACACATGGAGAAGTTCGCAGCTCGTCTCGGTGCTACCATCGAGGAGCGGAAGTTCATCTACGAGGGCAAGGAGTATGACCTGCCGCTGCCAGAAGGACAGGCACTGAAGACCACGATGAAGGCGTCTATTAACGACACTACACACATCAAGGGCTGGCTGATCACCAAGGGCTGGAAGCCTTCGGAGTACAAAGAGAAGGACATCACGTTGGACCCGAAGAAGAACAAGTTGCCTGATGACAAGCGGGACAAGGCAATCGCTCGATGGATTGAGCAGACGGCTACCACGCCGTTCAGGATTGACCGCATCGAAGCACTGGGTCTCAAGGGTATCGGAGAGAAGACGACAGAGCAGACGGTTATTGACACACTGACACACTTCTTCGATCAACGGATTGCACAGGATCGCGGAGTCAAGGTTGTGACTAACCCAAGCTTCACGATTGGACAGGAGAAGGAAGTCTGTCCGAACCTTGT